TGCTTTGCGGCAACGTCGATGGCGGGGAACTGCTTGGAGAGAGCCTCGTGCAAGTTTTCCAGCCACCCGGCACACCATATGTCTTCTGACATGTAAGCCATGAGGCGTGGCATCATCCATCTGACCGCCTGGAGTAGTTCGAGGTACTCAATTGTATGCGGGTCATTTTTGTAGCCAGCATTAAGAGCCACGTGCAGTTCGGTCCAAGACCGCGCTACGTCTTCAGGGTCATAAAAACGCTCTTCGCTCATTGTTTTTTATTCCTTAGCGGATTAGAATTGATATCGCAATGGATGATAGCACTCTCTTTTTATGGGACGACCACCTAGCGGCGTCCTTCCCTTATAACGCTGAGCAAGTAGCGCAGGCGAAAGCTGTGCCGGGGGCAAAGTGGGACAAGGTCGCCAAAGTATGGCGCATACCGATGACCAGTCTTCATGAAGCCAGGGTGTTTGCCGAACTACATCGGTTCAAAATCGATAACGAAGTTCTCAAGTTCAACCTGCCGGAGTCAACCAACAAGGCTCAGGGTGTTTATGTCGACGATGATTGGGTGTACCTAAGTTTCAATTACGACCCGGTAAAGGTTCGGTCGGTTAAATCGTTGCCATCAGTAACATGGCACCCACCAACCAAAGCGTGGCGTGTACCGCTTGCTGCCATCCACGACGCCATCGCATGGGCAGAGAAGTTCGATGAACCCATAGCCGAACGTGTTCGAGCTATTGCTGGGGTTATGGAGCGGAGCAAAAACGAAACCATTGCGGCGTCACGAGCAAAAGATGCGGAAATCGAAATACCAGGACTGCAGGGCAACCTTCTGCCGTACCAGCGAGCCGGAGTTAAGTATGCCGCTAATGCGCGTCGTTGTTTTATCGCAGACGACATGGGGCTTGGAAAAACCATGCAGGCCATCGCTACTCTTGAATACGTTCACGATTCCTACCCAGCCGTAGTTGTATGTCCTCCGACACTGGTGCTCAACTGGGCTAAGGAGTACGAGAAGTGGCTCCCACACAGACGGGTTGCAACGGTAACAAACCGCAAGGACCTGCCGGAGCCGGGCACTTATGATGTTGTCGTTGTGGGGTATAGCAATATTGACCACTGGCAAAACCATCTTAAGGGCCATCGGTCATATGTGTATGACGAGAGCCACTACGCAAAGACGCCAACAGCAAAACGTACCAAGGCGGCCATAAAGATGGCGCGTTCCGCTCCCAAAGAAGGAATAGTTCTGTGTCTAACCGGCACGCCAATCACAAACCGACCAGCCGAATACGCGGCTCAGCTTGACATCTTAGGTAACCTAAACAAATTCGGTGGCCTATGGGGTTTCTACCGACGATACTGTGCGGCTTTCCGTGACAGATTCGGGCAGTGGCACATCGACGGCTCGTCTCACCTTGATGAACTCAACGACATGCTGCGTAGTCAGTGCTACATCCGTCGTATTAAAGCCGATGTTCTCGAAGAGCTGCCGCCAGTTCGCCACTCAAAGATTGTCGTTGCGCCCAACCCGACAGCCATGGCCGAGTACACCAAAGCCGAAGATGACATTATTGAATACATGGCCAATCGCGCTAAAGAGTTGGCTAAAGAACTCGGCAAGTCTCCATATTCCGCTGCTGTCGTAGCCCGCATCAAAGCAGAGTCAAACGAACACCTAGTTCGCATTTCTGTTCTGCGCCGACTAGCCGCAAAAGCGAAGATGGATACAGTCTTTGAGTGGATTGATGGCAAGCTGGCCGGTGGCGACAAGGTTGTTGTCGCTGCACATCACCGCGAAATTGTCGACCTCATTGCAAAGAAGTATGGGGGCTTGAAAATTCAGGGTGGCATGAAGGTAGAAGAAGTCGAAGAGAACAAGCGCATCTTCCAAGCTGAATCCATTGACGAAGCACCCGTGATGGTGCTCTCGATTCAGGCTGCCAAGACAGGTCACACACTCACGGCAGCACAGGATGTTGTCTTTGTAGAAATGCCATGGACACCTGCTGATGTTGACCAGACCTACAGTCGGTGCCATCGCCTTGGGCAGAAAGGCTCAGTGATGTCCACATACATTCTTGCCGAGGGAACTATCGACGAAAAGATTTATGGTCTTATCGAATCAAAGCGCGACGTTGTGAATCAAGCAACCGAAGGTAGCGATGTAGAATTTAGTGATGGAAACCAACAGCTTGTGCTCGATTTCCTTGCCGAAGGCCTGCGCCGGAGCAAGATGAATGGAGTGGATGGATGACGCCGAGTGGGAAACCGAGTGGCAAATCTTTTTCATGCTTGAAAACGGGCTTGTTGAATATTTGGGAGACAATGATGACGGTGAGCCTCTCTTTAGGATTACCCCAGCGTTTCTTGAATTCTCACGCATAATCGTTGATATGTTTGACGACGATGAAGATTAATAAGAAGAGCGCGCCACAGCGTAATGTCGTTGACATCATAAAGACCGGAAGCTGGGGAAACGTTGAGTATCTCCATAGACTCGAATGTGGACACACGGAGATACGTAAGCGACATGCGTCCACGAGCGCTATCTCATGCACCGGGTGCGTCAAGGCGCAAATAGCTCAAGAAACCCTAACTCAGCTCGCTGTAAAGCCAACCGTCTTTGTGGACGTTGCTGACATACACGATGAACTTGCTACAGAAATCGCATCATACGAGCAAGACATTGGACGAACCAGGGCTTCTTTGGCGGCAGCACTTGGGGTTACTGTGGCGGATGTTGAGTTGATTGTTACCGAAAGCGATAACGGGTCACTAAGCGTCTCTCAGGCGATGGTTTTTCTCGGACCTTCAGCTATCAACAATCTCATCAAATCGGTCAAGTGACTCGTCTATTTGTGCCTGAATTGTGTACGCACGAGTGCCCGGCCCAATAGGGGTCACAGAACTGATGTTGAACTCATGGATGAGAAGGTTGCGTACTAACCAATGCAACGGGTAAGAGCGCGGGTCCTTGTTGTGTTTCTTGCGGAACTCTGAACAGTAAGCCATGGCTCTGTTGCGGAGGCCAGGAGTAACTACGTTCTCCTCAATGCAACGACGAACACCTTCCCAACCACCAGATGCGTACTGCATGATTCTGGCATCTAGGTCGTAGTCTGCCCAGAGTCGCCGTTGGGCGTCGATGTGGGGGAAGCATTCATAGAGTCGGTCATAGAAATCTGGCTCCGTACGGCAGACATCATTGAGTCTTCGAATTGCCACAGCATGGAGAGGTATACCAACCCGGGTATTAGACCCTGTAAGTGCAGCGAGGTCATAGTATTCACAGTACGACGCACCGTGCTCCTCAGTAATGAATTTAAGCACATCATCGGTTGTCCAGTCATATATAACTTTAGCAAACCGAAGAGGTATGTTTTTCTTCATCTTGTAGGGCGTCACGATGTAGTTCTCGTGGAGCTTTTGCACGCACGAGCGATAGCGAATCATTGATTCATTTGCACGAACACCCGTGATGAACGCGACTCGACCCTTCTTGCCTTGCATTGTGTAGTAGTCGATTGACTGTGGCAGCACTTCTTTGCGGTCTAGGCCAAAATGTTCTGCTGTGATTGCCCAAGGTGGCATCTCGCGGACCAATCGCCCTTGCGATTCGCGGTATGGAGACCAAAGCAAGCAGTACTCTCGGCGTCCAAGAACCCACACCTCTTGACCTGATGGCAAGCAATACCACTCCATGTCAACCCAGTCGTAGTTGCGTACTTCTTCAATAAACTTCACTACAGCAGGAGAGACCATCTCTTCGTCGCGAAAGATAACTTTCACGGGCCCAAGACCACGCTCTTCGTGTATCTCCTTGGCGAGGTACAGCACAGCCGTGCTGTCTTTCCCGCCGGAGAACTGGACGCATACAGTGTCAAACGTGTCGTACACATGGCGCATACGCTCTCGCGCTGCATCTACACAGTTGATATCAAGGAATAATCGTTGGCGTGTCATGCCGACACTATTTCTGGCCAGACGTATGGTGCTTCTGGGTCATCCGTCCACCCCCATTGGGAATAAAAAGACGGGTCTTTGCGGAGAAGATTAGAGCGGTGTGAACTGTGTACAGATTCATCTCTCCACCAGAATGGCAGGTCAGTAGCGTCTGCTTCTCCATAAGAAAGAAGCTTGTCACGACACGTGTCTTTGTAGCCAAGGTCAAGCCATGCATCACACATAGCGACTCCATAGGCAATCAACCCGTTGACATTGTCTGCCCACATCTTCGCAGCAGGATGGTTTTTCCACCCGAGTGACACTTCAAGGTTGCAACGGACGAGCTGAAGAGTCTCAACACGTTGCTTGCCAAGACGGCGGTAGTCAAGAACCTTTGCTGACTTCTGAAAGTCTGCGTAAGGAACAAATGTTTGCATTACCCCTCCTGGGTGTTAATAGCGCGCAGTTTTGAGTATGCGTGTTGGTAAGCCTGTTCAAGGCTGTCTCCGGGCTCACACTTTGTAGTTGTTCCTGTCGTGAGACTATGAGCATGGATTGTGAACTTGTTATTAGAAAAATGGATGACGTACTCATAGTTGTTGAGAACAAACCACTTTGTGTATTGAGTAACGGTAGAGCTGTCGCTAGAAACATACTCTTTGTGGCCGTGGCCGTATTCGACAGGCATATTTTCCTTCCTGGAAGTCCACCGCCGGGAGTTCGAACTTTTCCCGACGGTGGTACAACCGATTATAGCGAGCGCGCCTCACTGGACGCGATTATCGCTATGGGTATTTAGTGCCAGCTCGCTGTTGGGCTGAGAGGCGAGGTGTTTACTGATGGGAACTCAGTTGAGTCCTGTGACCATGGGCGCACAATCTGGAGTTGGTCGCCATTAACCCACTTGTTGAATGCTGTGATGATGGTTGCTGCTTCCAAGACGTTCTTGCCTGACTGGCCTTTACGCTTCGAGCCGCCACGACCAAACCACTGGCGGAGAGCCAAGGCTGGGTTACCAAACGACAGGCCAGCACCTGTCTCGATTGCGTGACAGAACTGAGCAACCTCGATACCGCTGTGACCAGCTTTCTGACGTTCCTGGAGCATCACGCAGTAGGCGATAACCCATGCGCTATTGACGCCACCAACAACAGAAGTAATGCGGCTGGAAACTGAATGCGCTTCCTGAAGCAAGTCATGGTTATCGTCAACGAAACGCAGGATGTCTTCTGCTGTGACAAGGTTCAGCGTGGAGCGAACGGTTGGGCTGAATCCAGCTTCCATTGCTACGAGGATACGTGCAGCGGGCTGAATGTTGTGGGTGTTCTTGTATCCAGCAACGGACAGAACGTCGGCGTAGCTACGAGTCTTGCCACGGTCAATCGTGGAGAAGACGTTGTGCGGAAGACCCAGAACAAGGACTGTCTCGAACGAAATGCCTGCAGCCACGCATGCACTCAGACGGTGCTGGCCATTCAAAAGAACCAAGGTGTTGTCTGCCTTGACTCCTACTTGGATTGACTCGCCGTTGAACACATACTGCCCGCGAGTAAGCACGTCTGCATACTGCTTGACACGTGCATGGGACAATGGACGGTTTTCCCCGTTGATGGTCTCCAGCATTGCTTGGGCAAGCTCTGGGTTAACAGTTGCCTTCATGACAGAGCCTGGCTGGGTGAGAGACATGACGACGATGTCATTCATTGTCAGCCCACGGCTGTCTTGACGATATGAGCCGAGGGTTTGGACACCTGTGCTCGCAATTTTCACGGTGTCTGCCGTGCCAGTTGCGGATGTCTTCGCCGCATCGGAACCATTGGTACTCATAGGTTTTCCTTCAAGTAAGGCTTCAGCACTTTGCCGAAGCTGGATATAGGATAAACACGAGTTTGAGAGATTTGCAACCCCCATATCACAAAAATTCTTCCGCCCCCCGCAAACCCTTGCTGCTATTGTGACTCCAGGTGAATTTATATGAGTCATGAACTGGATTTCACAAAAAACGGCAAGGCTAGAATGGCTTATGCCCTCGGTGGAGACAGGGTTATTCCCTGGCATCGACTTGGGGCTCCCATGGAGGGTTTGCAGACGGTTGACGCCATGCTTCAGGCTGCAGAGGCCGACTATGACGTGCTGCTGACACGTGTAGCAGCAGTGGACGACAATGGCGAACTGATACGCAATTCCGATGGTTCCGTAGTTCTCATCGATGACAGCCGGGCAACAGTACGTCAGAATTCTGATGGGTCTATTGAGCCACTCGCAACGGTTGGAACCAGGTATGTGGTGCGTCAGAACAGGGAAGTTCTAGAGCGAGCCATCGCTGTAGTTGGGGCGTCTCCAGACGATGCGGTAATGGATACTGTTGGTTGCCTAAGGGGCGGAGCAAGATTCTTTGCAACCATTGAACTGAGCGCTACCTTCATTGACCCTGCAGGTGTCAACGACAAAGTGGCTCGCTATCTAGTTGTGTCGACTGGCCATGATGGCGTGTGGCCTATCCGGTATGCCAACACAGATATCAGGGCCGTATGCAACAACACAGTCGTGCTTGGTCTCAAGAATGCACAGCGTGTATTCACAGCACGTCACACAAGAAACGTTGACACCGTTATAGAAGACGCCCGCACTGTTCTGCACCTCTCGACAACATGGTCCGATAAGTTCCGCGCTGAAGCGGAAAGAATGCTTGCTATAAGTGCGCCATTACGCAGTAAAAAGCTTAGCGATGTATTGAATGGCGTATTCCCTGCGCAGCGTGATGAATCATCTAGACAAAAGAAGAACAGGGAAGAACTGCTCGACCAGGTTCTGGGAATCTATGTGAATGAACGCAACGCCGGAAGCTACGGATTCAACGGCTGGTCGCTGTATAACGCGGTGGCGGAGTACCTAGACCACAACAGAACTGATGACAAAGTAAGCAATGCCATCGCGTCAATGGACGACACATCAAGTGTTACTCAGAAAAAGTTGCTTACACACTCCTTGGTGCTAAACTAAGGGAATGTCTTTCCGTGATTTTTTCAATGACGATATGTTCGACTGGGAAGACGACGACGACGATATTGAAATAAGCACAGACTCTCTCTCTGAAGAAGAGATGGAAGAGATGGAAGATGCTTGGATTCTGCACCGGCAGCGTCAAATAAATGCCTTTGTCAAGGCAGCCTTCGAAAACGATGGTGCTGCTGCGATGACAGACCTGCTTTTGTCTATCGAGAAACAAACCAACTGGCGTCTAGAGATAATCGCAGACAAAGACGGTCTGGAGTCAATGACATTCCACAAGTATGACGGATTTGACCCGCTGCTGTGGGAGCAGTTCATCAACTCAGATAGCTACAGAGACATGGTTTACGAAATCACGGCTGTGTCAAATAGACGCGCGCAGGAATTTGTTGAGCGCTATCTGGGAATCAAAACATCAGCCCGTGAAAAAGTTGCGTACGCGTTCCGTCGTATCGCAGAAATATTCGACTAGTTATTGCATTTCGCATAAAGCTCAACTATCCTTCGTAGTTCAACCGAGGAGGGTTATGTCGGGTATTCGTTGGGTTATTCCATTTGAGGAGCAACCGCCACAAGACGGTGCATGTATCGGTTATCCGGTTGACTGGTGGTTTCCCGAGCGTCACGCCAGAGGTGCACGCGCGCGCGACACTGTTGTTGCAAAAGAAATCTGTTCGGGTTGTCATGTGCGCAAAGAGTGTCTAGAGTATGCAATCTCAGCCCAGGAGCAACATGGCATCTGGGGTGGATTAAATATTGATGCACGAGAACAAATAGCCAGACGAAGAAAAGCTGACGGCACACTCAAACTATTTACAAAGATTGCGATTCATGAGCAATATCTCTAAACCCGTAGACACAGTCCTTAGTCTTCTTGAGGGAGTGCGCCAAACAGGCCGCAACCAATGGATGGCGCGTTGCCCTTGTCGCAATGATGACCAGAACCCTTCGCTTGCTATTTCGCAGAACGATGAGGGGACAGCACTAATGCATTGTCACCGTGGTAATTCTTGTTCGCTTGATGAGATATGTAAGTCGATTGGCCTAGAGGCACGCGAGCTTTTCTCAGAGAGTGACGACGACTGGGTTCCTGCCCCTAAGTTTCAACCAGACACCCGTAGTGCATCTACTAAGCGCAACGTAGGTAAGAAGATTGAAAAGGTATACCCGTATTACAACGAAGAGGGCACCTTCCTGAAGTAGTTAAGGCAATTGCAGCAGGTGAACCCGTGTGGCTTGTGGAGGGCGAGAAAGACGCTGACACATTGGCCGATATGGGTATCTGTGGGACAACCATGGATAGCGGCGCAGGAAAGTGGGAGCAGTCATACACCGATGTTCTCTCTGCAGCGCATGTAGAAATCATTGCCGACAATGACGAAGTGGGTAAACAACATGCTTTGGCTGTAGCGGCAAAGCTTCAGGCTGCTGGTGCTCGAGGTTGCAACATATGGATGTCGCCAACAGCAAAAGACATTACTGACCATATTGTGTCTGGGAAAGATATTGACGACCTGATTGAACTTGGTTTTTATGAGCGCGCAGAGACAATGCCGCAGCTAGAAGAGCCAACAGAAGACACGACAGAAGACAGTCTTCTTGAGCAAATCATTGATGTATTTAACAAGAATAAGCTGACTCTCCAGCAAAAAATTAATCGCTCTGTCGTGTTGTTAAATAGCGCAGACACACAGCACGTAACAGGTCAGCCAGGACGACTAGTTAACTGGCAAGAGTTTCTTCAGGAGGCAGAAGATGATTCATATGATTGGGTTATTCCAGGCATTCTCGAACGCAGCGAACGCGTTATGGTCGTCGCGGCCGAAGGCGTCGGCAAGACAATGTTGGCCCGCCAAGTCGCAATCTGTGCAGCGGCTGGGATACACCCATTCACCTTCC